CACACCGTTGACTGTAATGCTGTCAACAGCGCCAGCACCACCGGTCATATTGGTTGTACTGCCGGTAAGCGTCGTATAAGTTGCCGCAACCACAAATCCGTTTGGGCCAGGACCGGCTGTGACCGCGGTGATAGTGACAGTTGTGCCAACAGCAACTGCAGTGTAATCAGGCACCGACGTGTGAGCGTTAATGTTGGCCGCAAGAGCCGTTGCCGTTGCTGCCAGGCTGGTGACGTAGTTAACGGCCGCGCTGATAATTGAGACTCCGTTAACGGTCAGTGTGTCAATTGATCCGGCCGACCCTGTTGCCAAGATAATGGTGCCTGTAGCAGATATTGGTGCACCTGTTAAAGTGGCTGTGCCTGTAGCAGATACGCCTGTAGGGGTGCGGCTGCTGATAACTGAACTGTTTTTGGTTGAGTCAATCGTAAAACGCTCAACCGTTGATGAGCCGGCTGAGTGGCAATATTGCAAGCCTTGCTGAGTAAAGCTGTTAAAACCCCTAGAGATTTCAGTCAGGTATTTGTTGATTGAACGATAGCCTGCAATCTTTCTCGGCAAGCCACGTTGAAACCTGACCCACTGCCCGTCAATGTAAAAGTCACCATCGTACCTAGTACCGTCTCGCTTGATACCTGGCAGGGACTTTAGGACTATTGTTGATTCTGGCATTAATAAGTCCCGCCATTGACAACGCCGGATGGAGCAACGCCTAAAGCAGTCCAAGCGGCTTGCTGAGTTGCGGCAATAAAGATTGCATCGCCAGTAGCAGTAGAGCCTAAGTTAATGCGAGCGCCTGCTGCAGTTGTAGCCCCGGTGCCACCATCGGCAATAGAGACAGGAGTAGAGATTGAGGACGTATCCGCATCAACAACATCCGTGCCGTTGCAATAAAATATACCTCTTGAGCCTTGATTAACAGCTGTGCCAGATCCAGAGGCAGGCCTAACCGTCAGCGTGTAAGAACCAGTCGTGGCATTGTCTACCCAATACTGCTGAACAGTAGCAGGAACAATCACAACCCTAGTACCAGTTAGAGCTCCTGTAAATTTGTAAACAATACGATTCAGCTCTGACCCGGTTAGAGTGTAGTTTCCAGTTCCAGCGATGTCGATCACCGTGTAGTCAAACACAAACAAAGACGCTTGACCAAAACCTAGTGTGTAGAAGTTTGAGCCATCACTGATGATCACCGATGACTCGGTTGGCTGGTAGGCTTTTGTTGCCAAGCCATCAATTGTGTTGATGCCTGACGGGGTCAAAGTAACTTGGCCACCGCCGGAGTTGCGCAAGTATATGAACCAGTTGTTGCCTACGGTAGCCGCACTAGGCAAAGTCAAAGTGCCTGATCCTGATCCTGTCCACAGATACATCTTGGCTCTGTCTGTATCGCCTGCCGTGTAGTTTGAATTGAACTGCGTAATAGGCACAGACTGGGATAACAAAGTGCCCACAGCCACAATGCCTGTGCCTGCCAAAGCAGAGGCATTAGCCTCAGAGACAGTCGAGCCAAATTGGAGTGTTTCCCACAAACCATTTGTCGTGGTGTTGCTTGTCAAGTAAACTTGCCAAACTGTTCCAGCAGCAATTGAAACAACTTGAGTGCCGCCTGCGTTTTTGACTACAAAAGTTTGTGCACCTTGGTTATTGAACAAGATGGTGTTGCCAACGCCACTCTTTTGAGCATCTGGCAAAAAGATTGACCTACCTGCTGTAGAAGCTGTCACATCAATGATGCGGGTTGCAAGATTGGTGTTAGTTGAAGTTTCCTCTGGCCAACTCAGCGTCACATCCGTGGATGTCAGCGTTATAGCGCTGTAGCTGATCTCGCTAGGGTAGATGTTTGCGCCACCAAAGACGTCCGTATAGATAGGCATTACGCTTCACTCCTATTTGCTGAGCGATCCATGATGCGCTTGAGGTCTTCTCCATTGAGAGCCTGCGCAGCGCGGTCGTACATTCCTTGCCACGTTTGAATACGCTCGTCTTTTTTGAGGAACGGAGTAGCCTCAAGCAAGGTTGCGTATAACAACACATCCGGGGCGTATTCCGTTAGCCAATTAGTCTGCAAGTTGTCGCCCAAAAGGGCAGGTTGTTCGTAGTACAGAATCTCAAGAGTTCGTACTACCGAAGGCGTTGGTGTTATCAACCAGTGTTGATAGTCATAGTCTGCATAAAACTGAGGCGCTGCAGTCTGAGCTTCGTCAGGCCAATAGCTACGGCAATACTCGTATGCTCTAGCAAAAATTGGCGATCCATTGACAGTCATGCTGATGGTGTCGCGCCAGCGATCAGGCTTAAGATAAACAGCCACACCAACGGATAAAGGAGTACTTACAGCCCGGATAAAGCCCTGAATTTTAAGTTCACGGGCAATGCGACGCTCACCTAATGTGATTAGGCGTGGAAGCTGGTCATAAACAATTTGATCGCTCTCTTGCGTGAAACCACGCTCAAGATAGCGTCGCACATCTACCAGCAGACTGTCGTACGTCATGCTATAGCTCATATACACTCCATGGGTATTGGCCGCTGATTCAGCATGCGCGTTTAACTGAATTATAACCTTGAAACTTGTTACGCAAGAGTGCTTAGTCGGGTGGCCTGATCAGTCACCTCTGCAACGCGGCGACCCCAGCCTTTACCAAAGGTGGCCCATGTGGGCAGAGCTTGCAGGAACGCCAGCCGTTCAGCGTTGTAATCAGCAACCAGCTTGCTGCTGTCTATAGTTGTAGCCTTGAGCAATGTCTGTGCCCCAATGGCTCCGTCTTGTGCAACGCCCAAAACCTTTTGCAGCATCTTAGCAGCCCTGCCGGGGCCAGAGTTTACACAGCAGTCAAACACAGCTAGGTCTACACCAGAAGGCAGATCATCACCGTGTATCTTGTCCCAGTATTTAGCTTTGTACATTGGGGCTACCTTCTCCGGGGTCAGTGAGCGCATCTCTTTCTCATCTACCGGATGACCAACCCACTCTTCCCAAACACGTTGGGTAACTCCAAGCATAGTCATTCCGCCGGGATCAGACGGATGATTTACAAAGCCCCCCTCGTGCTTGAGCAGGGCGACCATAGCGGGGAGTAGGTTCTCTTTCATTTCTTAGCTTTCATATCTGCCAACTTCTCAACTGTGCGGCCACCGAAGTAGGCAAGGAAGATAATCTGACCCCACTGGCCTAGCAACTGCACGTAGCTCTCTTGTGCGTTGTAGCCAAACGCCGACATCATGGTGAACAGAAAGAACGCCACAAAGATAGCAATTAGCGCCATCGGGCGGATATTCTTGGACAACCATGAGTCTGAACCCATGTCAGCTTCCCAGCGGTCAGTGGTGTTCTGCTGCTCAACTTCAAACAACTTGGTGTCGTTCGCCATCTTGGCGAGTTCGCCGTCTTGCGCCAGCTTTGCCAGTTCCATCTGGGCTTTGGCCTTGGCTTCCGGATCAGGAATGAGCTTGTCGATGAGCTTACCGCCGACTTCAAGGAGTGCTGTGAGGGGGAACATAGTTAGCCTTTCAAGTCAAAACTTAAATTTGCATGGCGAGGGTACTGCACGATGCGCTCCCCCTCTGGGCATTTGTATTTGATGGTCGCCAACAATGTGGCTTTACCGGGTGCAATCTTTTCTTTTCGCACCATCGTAAGCTGGTAGGTAAACGTATCAATCTCTGGCCCGGCTGGGCCACTGAACTTGCTTGCCGTGGTAGTCACTTCATGCAGCATACCGGCTGCATCTCTGATGCTTGGGGTAAAGCCCTCCACTGAGCAGTCATCACGCTTCTTTATTCTTGCAACCGTAACAGTAATGGGTTGCCCAGCCGCTGCAACAATCTTGAAATGCTCTGGTGTCCACTGAATAATAGCCCTGTCAAACCACCCGATTTTGTCGGCAAGCGTGTAACCGCCACCCAACGCAGCAATACTGGCGGCAACTGCACCAATGGCTTTAGTCAGGTCAAAGCTAGAAAACATATGGTCATCGCTCATTTTTGAAAGCTACACCGGCCTTGGCACTGGGCTATAGCCTCATAGACGAAGTAGCCAACAGTCCCTAT